GTGCCGTCGTCCCAGACCCGGACCTTGTCGGCCTTGGGCTTGGAGAGTTTCAGCATGTAGATGCCGGACTTCGTGATCGTCTTGAGGGGCACCTTGTCGGCGCCGTTGTGCGGGTTGTGCATGGTTTCTGGGTGGTTGGGAATTAGTTAGGGTAAATGGTTTTGCAGTGAGCTTTGGCTTTTAGGTTCCAAGCCGCGATCGTCAGATAACCGACGGCGTAGCACATGGCAGCCTTGTACGAACCTTGGAAGAACCAATCGGGCTGGAGGTTCTTTCCCCAGAACGGCCAGGGCTGCTCCTCGAACGTATGGATGGTCTTCACGTCAAGCGTGCGCACGCGCTCGATTTCGTCCCAGCTGACGTCGGTGTCGCTGGCCTTGTGAACCACGCCACGGGAAACGCTTACGCACCAGTCGTCACACTCGAAAAGGGTGTCAACGTCGCCAATGAGCTTGGCCTGCTGTTTGATGGCTTCGGTGATTTTCATGTTCGTATTAGGAGAAGGACAGGGGGACCGCTTCGCCGGGCTTCTTCCAGGGCTCGACCTTGATGATCTCGGGGGAGTAGGTCGGCCACGAGTCGAACTCGGAGCACTTCTGGAAGAGGGTGATGGCCTCGAGCATCTTCATGCCGCCATCGGCCACGAGCTCCTGGTCGAGCTCGAAGACGGCGCCCTCGTAGGGGGCTTCCTTCTCGACGGCGATGATGCGGAAGCCGCGGGGGCTTTCGCCGTAGTTCAGCTTCCAGAGGTGCATGTACCAGGCGGCCTGCAGGCGGAAGTCAGGGTTGCGCTGCAGCTCGCGGCCGAAGCCGTGCGGGGTGGCGTCCTCGCGGGTGGTCTTGAGGTCGTAGAGGTAGCCGTCTTGGCCGATGAAGTCGATGGAACCCTTGAGGGCGACTCCCATGTAGGTGCCGGTGAGCGCGATCTCGGCGGCGTGGACGCGGATGCCGTGGCTGGCCATCACGGCGCGGAGGCCGTCGGCGTAGTGGATGGCGTTGTCGTACTCGTCGCAGTCGCAGGGGACGTCGTCGGCCTTGAGGGTGGTCTTCCAGTACTCGTAGGCGGCCTTGCCTTCCTTCGTGTTCTTCTTCACGTCGGGCTCAGGCTTGTACTTGGCGAAGACGTCGGGCTGGAGCACGCAGGCGTGGGTCATGATGCCCTCGCGGAGGGCGGCGGTGGCCTTCGGGGGGTTGGCCAGGGCGTGCTTGTACTTCGCCGGCGAGCGGAGCAGGACCTTGGCCAGCGTCTGGTTGAGACCGGGCAGGGCGTCGTAGTCGGCGCGGGTGTTGGCGAGGCTCATGGCCTTGATGCCGGTGATGTCGGGGGGCGTGTATGTCTTCATGTATGTCTTGTTGTTTGTTATTCTGGGTGGGTGGAAAGGGGAGGGGCCGGCCTGAGAACTATGGAACATACCCGGATCCAATCGGGCGAAACACAGGCCGACCCCAAGGTGGTCAGAGGTCCTCGTCGGGGTTGTCCACGGCGTCTTCGATGGCGCCGAGGGTGAGGGAGAGGGCCTCGGCCTTCTCGTGCAGGTTCTGGAAGGAGACCAGGAGCACGGAGATGTCGGAGCGGAGGGCGTTCAGGCGCTCGCGCAGCTCGTCGAGGTCGTGGGCGTCGTCCACGCGGGAGAGGTCGGTCACGGCCAGCACGTTGCGCAGGCGGGTGGAGTCCTGGCTGATGCGGTTGACGTCGTTCTGGGTGACGAAGGCGGAGAGGTAGGCCTCGAGGTTGAGCGTCTCGTTGTGGAGGCGCTGGAGGTTAGCTGAGGCGGAGTCGCGGGGGCTCATGGGCGGGAAGGGATGGTGATCTCCTTGATGTCGCCCGGGGACTTCACGAAGTACCGGACGTTGGAGCGCTTGAGGGTGGGCCAGGTGTGGACCTTCCACGCCCGCATGGTCTGCTCGAGGCCTTTGGCGTTGGCGGCGGTGCACTCCCAGTAGGCCTCGCCGTCGAGGAGGATGAGCATGCCGTACAGGTAGACGGCGTCCTTCTCGACCAGGCGCAGGATGGACTTGGGGATGTCAGCCATGGCGGCGCTTGTCGGCCCACTTTTGGCAGGCGTTCATGATGTCCTCGGCGGTCACCTTGTCGGCGTGGCGCAGGACGTACCAGATCTCGTCGCCGGCCTCGCGCATGGCCTCGTTGCGCTCCTCGAGCTGCTGGATGCGGGCCTTGGCGGCCGCGAGCTCGTTGATGCGCTGGACGTTCTCCAGGGCGTCGCGGATCGGGTCGAAGGGCTGGCCGCCCGGGGAGAGGAAGTCAGACATTGCCGGCCTCCTTCTTGACGGCGGCGTTGAACGCCGGGTTGTTGGCGATGGCGACCAGGTGCTCGCCGGAGAGGTCGGCCAGCCCTTGGCCTTCCTTGAGCCAGCCCTTGCGGACTAGGACGCGGACGGCGGCCTCGGGGTGGTCGGTGTACCCGCTGGCCTTGGCCGTCTGAGGGGTCTGGCTGGCCGCCTGAGGCGTTTTGATGGCGGGGGAGGCCGTGAGCCCGTTCCCGTCGAGGTCGAGGTCCACGGAGACACAGCAGGCGGTCTGGACCGATTGCCGGCGGATGTAGGTCAGGGCGGCGCCGATCTGCTGGGGGCTCATGCCGTCGGCCCGGATGAAGAGCATGCCGCCCGGGAAGGTCGTGCCGTCGCGGTGGCGGAAGGACGTCTGCACGCCGATGCGGCCGTCGGCCGTTGTGTCCACCACTTGGCAGAGCGCCAGGTTGTGCGCCGCGAGGACGGGCTTCACGGCGTCGAGCAGCTGGTCGAGGGAGACGTACTTCGAGCCCTTGAAGGCCGGGTTGGACTTGTTGGCGCTGACGTTCTCCAGCGCGTTGAGGGCGGCGACGAAGTCCGCGTTGGCGTCGGTGGCTTGTTTGCTCATGGGTGCTTGGGAAAGGTCAGTCGAGGTTGCCGTTGTTGGCGGCCGCCGCGTCGATGGTCTTCTGCGTCACGACCTTGAGGCGGCCGTCGATGCACAGGGACCAGTAATTGAGCTGGCCCTTGCGGCGGGGCTTGAGGGTCGAGACGACAGTGCCGTCGTGCAGGATAAGGTAGCGGGTGCCCGGGATGGCCACGGGGGGCAGCACCAGGGACTGGGTGGTCTGTTGGTTGGCGGGTAGTTCGGGGGACATGGTGGAAAGTCAGTTGATGGCGCCACGCTTGGCGGCGTCGAGGATGAGCAGGGCGTCGGCGTTGGCCAACGTCACCTTGATGGTCTTGTCGGAACCGAAGAGCTCGCCGGCGCGGGCCTTCAGCTTGTTCTTCCAAGCGGTGGTGGAGAGTTCGCCCTTCGTGCCGACGGGGTGGGCCTTCTGCCAGATCGCGGGGCGGACGCGGTGGACTTCCCAACCGCAGGCCACGGCCGAGCCGTAGAGCACGCCGGTGTTCCATTGCAGCTTGCCGATGGCCGAGCCGGGGATGTTCTTGCCCGTGTAGAGCGGGGGCTCCTCGAGGTAGAGCACGACCTTGCTGGCCTGCGTGGTGATGTCGGCCACCAGCTTGCAGACTTCCCAGTCCGTGCCGGGCATGTTGTAAGACGAGAGGCCGAGGTGCTGGTGCCAGGTCACGATAGCGCCGGACACGCCAGGGTCCACGGCGACAAGCAAAGGATGATTAGACATGGCTCGGTTAACGTGTCGCCTTTGCCAATCGGGCGGCGACGACCTTGGTGATGGTCGGGCAGCGCGAGAGGTCAAACCCTTTCGAGCGGAAGCCTGAGAAGCCGAGCTGGTGCGCCGCGTAGAGCTCGCCGATCGTCGGGCGGCGGCCGAGGGTTGCGGTCAGGCGGTCCTCGAGCAGGGTCAACCAGGAGGTGGCATAGGCAAGGCCGGCCTCGGGGTCGTGGGCCAGAGCGTAGGAGTAGACGGGCAGGCCGTGGGCACGGCGCCAGCGGGAGGTGTCGGCCCAAGCTGCGGGGAAGAATTGGCACAGGCCACGCTCCCCGAGACGGCCGACGGCGGCCGGGTTGCCGGATGACTCGACGCGGATGATGGCGTCACGCCACGCGGGGGAGACTGTCGCCGAGGCGCTGGCCGACAGCAGGAGAAGGAAGAGGCGCACGATCAGAAGCCGGTGGGGATGATGTCGCCGGTGAAGAGCTCGCCGGTGCTGTCGCGGTAGGACCACTTGAGCAGGGCGCGGCCGGAGGGCGAGACGTGGGCGTAGACGTTCACGTCAGAGCACCCGAAGAAGATGAGCATCTGCTCGCACTCGTGGGTCTGTTGGTCCACCTGCTGGTTGGCGTACTTGGGGGTCCAGTCGCCCTGGAGCACGCGGTCACGGGCGAAGACGACGCCACGGGCCAGCGTCTGGATCTCCGTGGAAGGGTTGCCGAGGTTGCTCATCGGGCGGCGGCCTCGGTTTCCCAGACCTTGAGTTTGGCTTCGGCCTCGGATTTCCAAGCGCCGCGGAACTCGACGATCAGGTCGAAGTGTTCCAGAGACTGGGCGAGCCGGGCCTTGGTGACCATCGGGGCGAAGTCGCCGGAGGTCGGGGCGTCGTCGATGCGGACGGCCTTCAGTTTCTGGGCGCCGCGGGAGTAGAGGATGCCCCACAGTTCATAGGCGGAGCGGTCTTCCTTCTCCTTGCGGAAAGAGACGACGAGCTCTTTGGAGGCCTCGAGGCGCTGGGGGTCGGTGACGGGGACGGGTTTGTTTAGGGACTTCATGGCTTGGGGGGAGAGTTAGAACTTCGGGTTGTCGATGATCTCGAGGAGGTTCGGGCCGTCCGCGAGGAAGTAGATGACCGCCGCCAGCACGAGGCCGAGGGCGAGGAGGGTGAGGAGTTTCATGGCTTGGTTGGGGGTTGGGAGATTAGAGGGCGCCGGTGATGCACAGGGCGGTCTCGAGCGTGCTGGTCTGCTCCTTGTTGATGCGCTTGCCCTTGATGAGCTGCAGGGCGGCGTGGTAGGCCACGCAGGCGATGATGTGGCCGTCGTTGGCGTCCTCGAGGTCGCACTCGTAGGCGTCGTGGTCGGCGTAGAGGCCGGCCTTGTAGGTGGCCTGCACCTGGTTGACGTTGCGGGTCTGCTCCTCGACGAGGCGGGCGAGGGCGACGAGCACGTTGGGGCGCTCGACGATGGTGGTGATGGCGGTGGTGGTCATGGCTTGGTGTGTTGGGTGCGGGTGATTATTCGGCGTTTTCGCGCTTGTGGATAAGATAGGCCATGCCCTGGAGGTGAATGGTGAACTTCTGGCCGATAGCCCAGCGCTCGGTGATAATCTTGTGGGCCTCCATCATCACGCCACGCTCGAGGCGGCGCACGATCACCTTGTCTTCGGTGACTTCAAGGGCCGGGCGCGGGTAGGCATCCTCATACGCGACGAACATCGCCATCTCGGCGTCCTCCTTAGCGTGGAAGGCTTTGCTCCATTCGACCAGCAAGTTCCGGTCGAACTTGTCGTTGAGCTTCTTGTCGATCTTCAGAAAGCGCAAGGTGGCTTCCTTGAACTCCTGCTTGGTGGCGTCGTATTTGCTAATCAGGTCGGCGTTGTTAATCATGGCTTGGTGTTGGTTGGAACAGAGATGAGTAGACAAGCACCTTGCCAACGGGTCAACACAATTCTTTTGCCAAGTTCCCGCTCGGGTACTTTTGCCAAGTTTATTGCCTTAATCGCCCCTTTTGTTCCCGCTCAGGCACGTCTACATGTCGCCCCAGACATGTCGATTAGACCCCTCTGGCTTGCCCTAGGAGGCGTTTTGACGGCGAAGGCGTAGGAAGACCGCCACCCCCACCCCTAGGCACCCTACCGACAACGCCCAGCCCAAGTCGCGGCAGGCCTTGAGGGCCAGCGTGGCCGACGATAGGTTGCGCTCGAGGTTCTTGTCGTCGCTCTTCGTCCCCGCGTCCGTGATCAGGAGCACCATGGCCTGCGTGTCCTCGAAGCTGCGCAGGACGAAGTCGCAGATAAAGGCGGACGTGGCGGCCGCGAGCAATGCCGCGACAACCAGGAGGGCCACGGCCAGCAGCAGGTTGTTATCGGCGCTTGGCTTTTCCTTTCCCGGTGGCACGGCGGACTCCTTTCTCGACCTTGGCGACCTCTGCCTCGCCCTTGGCCTTGATGTATTTGAGAAGATAGTCGAGACACTCAGGGGCGGCGTAGCCGGCGGCACCCACGGCGGCCATGCGTAGGCCGGTGCTGTGGATGTGGTCCTGCACCGCGTAGCCGACAAGGGCGGCGGTGATCGCGGCGGCCAGCACCCGGCGCACGACCCACCCAAAGGTGACCGGCTCAGTGGAGAGCAGCAGGCGGGCGGTCATGGCCAATCCGCCCAGGATGGACGCAACCACGCCGTCCTTCATCTCGGGCGGGATGTCGTCGGGGTTGACGGGGGCGGCGCTCATGTGATGCGGACGGGGGTGGTGTGCTTGCCCAGGAGCACGCGGCGGTAGTTCTCCTGCCAGAGTACGCGGGACACGACCTTGCCGGCGCGGTCCACTTCCTTCTCCGACATGTCAGGGAAGGCCACGTGCAGGGCCTCGTGGCAAAGCACCTCGAGCTCGCGGCGGGGAGAGAGGCGGGGGTCAATCTCGATGACCGGGCGGGCGGGGTCGGTCTCGGCCTGTCCCCATGCACGCTCTTTCCCGAGCGGCCGCCAGATGACTTTAACCTTGGGGCTTCTCTTCGGCATCGGGGCAGGGGCGGTTGCGGTAGTGGAACCAAACGAGGGCCACGACCAGGAGCACGAGCCCGCCCACGCCGGGCAGGAAGTAAGGGGACGCGAACAGGTAGGGCAGTCCGCCGATGCCGGCGCCGACAAGGAAGGCCACGCTGGCCCTCAGGTACTGCCCGAGGAGCCCCATCGCTAGGGCCGCGAGGAAGCAGACGCCAGCCCCGACGGCGAAGGCGTTGCGGATGCCTTCCGTCCGCACCTGCTCGACCTCGGCCTTCAGCGCCGTGATCTGCTTGTTGGCGTTGTCGAGGGCGGCCTTGTTCTTGGCAGCATCCTGCTCGGCCTTGGCGAAGTTAGCGTCGATGACGGCGAGCAGCTTCTTGCCCGCTTCCTCCGCCCGCTTGTATTCCTCGGAGTTATTACGGGCCACGCGGTTGCGGACGTAGTCCATGTGCGCCGCGTCCGGGCGGGGGAGATAGGCGGAGGCCACGCCGAGCTCGGCCTTCACGACGGCGGGCTTGTCGGCGTTCTCGGCCGCCACGGCGATGCTGGCCGCCACCCGCTGGTCGGACTTGTCGATCTGCGTCCCGAGGCGGGCGAGGTCGGCCGGGTCGGAGGTCGGGGTGCCCGTGCCGGCGGTGTCCTGGCTAGGCGTGCAGGCCACAAGGGCCAGCAGGGTAAGCGGCAGGACAAGGCGCATGGATTTATTTCCCCTTGAGCGCGTCGAGCAGCTTGCGACCTTCGGACTCGGTGGCCTTCAGGCGCTCGGCGTGCTTGCGGGCCACGAGGAGACCGGCGACGAAGCCGGCCAGGAGGCAGAGGGCGGAGGAGATGATGTACAGCATGGGATTAAAGTCGGGAGAGAAGGGCGGCGAGCTGAGCCTCGAGCTCCGCGATCCGGTCGGCGTCGGACTTGACGGGGGCAGGTTCAATGTAGGCCACGCTGACGAGATACTCGTCGGTCATGTCGGGATTGCCGAGCACCTTGCGGCCGTCCTCGCAGGTGATGGACAGGCCGTCGTCGGCCCGCGTCCAGGTCAGCCCGTTTTGGTCGATGTATTGGGATGCCATGTTAGAAAGAAATCACGACT